TCCAGCGAGGACATACTCTTTCCCGACATACCAAAGCTCGGAGACCTTGTTGGTGAACCTCTCCTTGCCGGGGCGTGGATCAGTCAGGCTCACAGCACGGTCAGAGGCGGCTCCACCAAACTGCACCATCTGGAATCCTTTCCCCATCTTGGTAGCGAGGATGGTGGCGAACGAATCGCCGCTGCCGGTAGCGTCGATGCCCCGGTCCTCGATGGCGACTCCACGGGTGTCACACTCCTCGATGAACAAGTCCGCGAGCTGCTCGTTGCGGTCGTAGTCTTTCGCCCGTGCGTTCACCTTCATCATCAGGTCCATGGTGGCGACCTTCTTGAGGATGGTGATGGTCTTTCCTGCAATCTGTGCATCACCCAACAGGGCGAAGGTGGCGGCGGCAGCATCTCCTCCTGTCGAGAATGACGGGTCGAGGAACGCCAGGGGTGTTGGACGTTTGAGCCATGGAACGTCGGTGTGGTCCGCAAAGTTCCCAATTAATTCTGGCTCGCTGTAGATCATCTGCTCCTGTCCTGTGGGGCAGGGGAATGATTTGATCATTCGATAGAACGCGGGCGACTTTTCACCGTTACGTTCGCGGATCTCTTGCAAGCCTTTCTCGGTGAGCAAGCCAGGATAGATTTCCTTCTTGGCAAGGACGTTGGGTGATTGTTCGCCGTCGAAGCGGATGCAGTAGCCCCCGATTTTAGTGGGCCACTCGTACATGTCCTCGGTGATGCTGCTCCAGCCGTCTTCGGGTTCGACAAATTTCCCGAAAGGATCAAAAGCAGACGTGAAGTTTCCCGTCGCCAATAGACTAAAGCCGTCAACAGATAGTAAGTTAGCCGTGGCCTCGTAGAGCGCGTGAGTGAGCAGCGGAAGCTCGTCTGCCACAAGAATCAGTTTGCCTTGAGATTTGAAACCGATCTTTGTCGAAGCATCTCCATCGTTGCCTTTGCCCCCAGCTATAAGTGTTATACCAACAAGATCGTTAGCCTTGCCATTGAGGAACCCCGTGATTTTTCCAGAGGAGTCAACGAGCTTCCCCGGCATGGACGGTGGAGCGTTCAACGAAGCAGCCACTCCAGCGAAGTATTTTTCTGCCTCACCCCAGTAACGAGTTATGACGCCCCAAATTCGGAGTCTCGATTCGAGAAGTGATGTCGAGGTAACAAGTACTCGGGTGTCTTCTGGAGAGATAAGGAAGTTGGCAAGCGCCCATATAGCCCCCATTTGACTCTTACCCGAGCTGGCGTGCCCAGAGACACCAAGGAAGCGATGGTTCCGAACTTCTTTGAGCATTCGCTTCGCGTAAGGGTTCCACTGGAATTTGTAGGTACAGGTAGGCCCACCCCATATTAACGTGACAAAACGCTCAAAATGCTCCTCCCAAGACAACAACAAGTTATCCGGTTGCTTCTTGAGGATGTCGTAGAAGCGTAAGCATTCTTGTTCTATGAACACGTCAGGACGTTGTGCGACGGGCTGCCCGTTTGACGCACACATGGGGTTCCATTTTAGCCCGTACTTGGTCCGGTAGAGCTTGTTGATGTCCTTCTTGGTGGTTGGGAGTGTGATTGCCATCAGTCGCGTATTGCTCTAGGCCGATTGTCAATCAACGTGCCATGCTGCATAGCGTCCAAGACGATAGCACAGCCCGCCGCCACATGGCCAAGGTGGTGCGCTTGGCTCTCTGAGTCGATGTCCTCTCTTTCAATAACTTGGTCAATGTGCCTCTTCATGGCTCCGAGATAGGTCATCATCTCTACCTTGTGTTCTCTCCAGTTCCAAGGACCGTACTTCGCTGCCCCGCAAGCGAGAGCCTTCGCCACCTGGGAGTTAAACACAGGTGGAATGAGTTGGAGTTGAGCTTTCGTCTTTCCGGCCTCACCTTTTGGGTCTTCTGGGGGCGTCTCTTTCGACGGGTGCCCCGCTACCCAAAGAAGACTTCCCGAAACAGGAACGGCATAAAACCAATCCTCGCGAGGGTGCCAGAAGTTATGCTCCCAAGCTGATTTGTGGCTACTCCATACCTGCGCCAAGCCTGCCGGTATTTTCTCCTCGTCATACTTAGTTCTCAACGTCTTTGCGTCGATCAGTTTGTATCCCTCTGGAGGCGTCGGTGTTTCGTTCATAATTCAGAATGGTTGAGTTTCTTCTAACTGGTTGAGGTATGCAACATCCAAAACGGATTTCTTCTTGTGGCAAGGTCGGCACAGGATCTGTAGGTTTCCGACTGCGTGTTGCTTGCGGTAGAAGACCATGCGCTTCGCGGTGCCGAGAGTGTGGTGGACGTGCCCTTGAGGAATGATGCAGTCAAACTCCAGCTCGCGGGTGGAGGAGCAGTGAGAGCAACAGCCACCGAGGAGGAAGAGTAGGTTGAATCGGGCGTTGCGCGCCCAGATGGTCATGTTTTGAGGCATTTTAGATCCACTCTTCGGGTTGGTATTTATTGAAGGCGGCTGACACACGGGCTTCGGCGATGCTGAAATAGCCGTGCTCTGTGTCTGAGTCGATGCCGATGAAACTGAACCCCTCTGCCCCGCACGCTTTGCCCGTGCTGCCACTACCCATCCACGGGTCAAGAATGGTGCCCCCTAGAGGTGTGACGAGACGGCAGAGGTAGCGCATGAGCGCAGTTGGCTTCACTGTGGGGTGGTCATTCTTGGAGGGGTTGAACGGGCGGTTATCGCGCTCGGGGATGCAGGTGTTCTCGCCTTTCCATGTCTTGTCGGGGAGTTCTTCGCAGCCTTCGTTGCGGTCGGTGCTGTTGGTTTTGGCGCAGTAGAAGAAGCGAGCGGCGGAGCCGGAGTCGCCAAGGCCACCAGCGTTTGCTCCTTTGTTTTTCCCGCTGAATCTGCCATATATCTCACTGTTGTCGATGAGGCCGGACGCAGCACCTTTGCCGCCTGTGGATTTACTCTCAGGAAACAACGCCAGCACCTCATCGCTGCCGTCGTGAATCACGTTGGCGGGCCAGCGTCCTTCAGTGTGAGGCACAACGACTCTCCTATTTTCCTCTGAGGTAATAATGTGCCCTCCATTGCCTCCATTGATTGTCTCTCGAAGATGCGGGTTTGTGGCTAAACTGCCTCCATCCACTGTGACATGCGGCACCCGGCACAGGTCAATCTGCAACTCGGACTTCCCCGGCTTCCGTGCCAGTGTGATCGGTTCCAACGCTGGTTTGAGCACGGTCTTTACTTTGGGAAACCCGCTGCCATAAATCCACGCCACCAGATCACGGATCTCGAACCCTGCGATGCGCAAACCGAGTGCCATCAAGTCTTGCGTGCGAGTCCCGGCAAATGCGAGCACATGACCCCCCGGCTTGAGCACACGATATACCTCTTTCCACTGCGCAGGCTGCGGCACGAAGTTGTCCCATGTCTTTCCCATGAAGCCCTTCTTACTCTTCACGTCATGGTGCCCTGTCTCCATCCAGTCACGCAGCATGGCGAGCGCATCAGGCTCTTTCCCCAAACCGTAAGGTGGATCGGTTACAACCGCATCAACACTGTTGTCTGGCATACGACGCAACACGTCGAGATTGTCTTCGTTAAAGAGTTCAAAAGTCATACCCATTCCCCCGGCTCATATTCAGTTTGTTTCATGGTTTTCAAAGGTGTTTCCCTGCATGATTCCAAAAGCTGCAACGCTGTCAACAGCCGGTCTTCCGTCGTGCGTTTTTCTTCGATCACAGTTGCGACGGCGTAGTCCACTGTATTTTCGCACATCAGGCGATACACGTTCACCATGGCGTCCTGTCCTCGCCGTGACAGTCGTGCGATCATCTGCTCGTAGTCCTCCCGCGAATATGTCAAAGACATCCAGACGAGTGTGTTCCCGCCATGCTGCAAATTGAGCCCGTGACCGACAGATTTGGGGTGGGCGACGAGCATCGGTATCTTCTTGTCGTTCCAGTCTGCCAGTAGCTGAGTCTGACTGGTGGCGTTCTTGGCATCAGCGAAGAACCGAGCCTGCGGAAACCGTGCCCGTATGCGGTGGGCCTCATGCTGGAAAGCGTAGGCTACCAGAATCGGGCTCTTCGTGTCCTTGGCGATCTTGGCGAGAGCGTCGAGTTTGAGTTCATGGATGTCGTGCCACTTCTTGTCCTCGTCGTAGAGGCTGCCGGAGGTGAACTGGAGCAGTTTGGAGACAAGAGCCGCAGCATTGGTGGCGGTGATCTCTTTATCCTGTCGGATCTTGAGCACCAACTCCTTCTCGAAAGCCTTGTAGTCTGCCACCAGTTTCGGCGGGAGGTGGATGTCCACGTCCTCAACCACGGTGTCAGGGATGTCGAGCCAGTCTTTCGACCGCAGGGTGAGCGTGATGTCATGGATGCGCTCCTCAATCTGCTCCTTGGAGCCGGGGAGTTCTTTCCACTGGTAGCCTTGGTAGCCGGACGGCTTGAAGTAGGTCTGCTTGAAGAGGTCGAAGGCTCTTCCGAGGCGCTGCCCTCCATCCACGAAGCGCACCTGTGCGAAGAGGTCTAGCAGGGAGTTGGGGGCGGGGGTGCCTGTCAGTGCCCAGATGCGTTTGTGAGCGGTGTGAGGCACTTCACGGCGGTAGGCGTTGGGGCGCTTGGCTGACGGGTTCTTGATCTTGGTGCTCTCGTCGATGATTAGTGTGTCATAAGGCAGCCCCGTTCCATTCTTCTTCCTTGCCTCCACCAGTCGCAGCAGCATCGGGATGGACTCGTAGTTGCACACATAGATGTCGGCAGTGCCTTGCAGGAACGCCCTCTTCCCGCTCTCCTGTCGCAGGTTAGCCACGCGCATCCAGTTGAAGTCTGCCCATCGCTGGACCTCCAGGGGCCATGTGAGGTTGGCAACACGCACAGGGGCGAGGACCAACGCTCCACAAGACTCTCGGGCCTTCCGAAGCTTCGCGAAAGCAGACAACGTCGCTGCCGTCTTGCCAATGCCGACGCCCACGAAGCCGAGCGCGTGAGGGTGGGCGAGCAGGTGGTCAGTGAGTAGGTCTTGTGGCTCGGAGGAAGGGAAGTTCATATCTCTTGTGAACTGTCCACAGCCTTTGCAATTTCTATCCATTCCGCCGCTCTAATCAGATCATCCACAAACTTGCACCCAGCCTCCACACTGTCGCACCACGTTACTTGATGCCCACGGTCTGACAATTCCTTCATTTTGAGAAGCTGGAGATCGGTCGGCTTGCCTCCACGGCGCTTCACCTCCAGGAACCCGACGACGCCGCGATTGGTGCAGATCATGCGATCAGGCACGCCACGGGTAGCTGGGGAAACCAACTTCCAATAGAGGCATCCGTGTTTCTTGGCGTAGTCGCCGATCTTTTTCTCAATGTCTTTTTCGAGGGGGTCGTGTTTCATGCGTCGGTTTTAGGGTGTGAACTTGCTGCCTTGAGCAACGCCTCCAGATACTCTTTTGGCAGAGATTGTGAGATTCGCGCCCTGTTCATCATGGTGTGGTGCTCCTCCGTTAGCTGTTCTCTAGCACCCAAACAGTCCTGACACAGGTCGCCCTCCTCACAGTCTCCTGCTCTCGGGACGTGCTTGCTGAAAGGTGTTCCACAATCGACGCAGACATGGGCGAAGTGTGCGTCGTGCTGCTTGTCGGTGGGAAGGAGGGAGTTGCCGGTCATGAGTTCTCCTTTCTGAACTTCTCAATAGCTTTGATGAGTTCGTCCTCAAAGACGGAGTCGGTTTGGTCGCAGCAGAAGTCGATGATGCCCTCGATCAGTCCTTTGACGCCGTGCTCTCGCTTAACGGCACGGAGGACTTCTTGAAGGCTGATCTCCACTGTGGCATCGTAATAGACTGATTTCTTCATGTGTTCGTGTCGTTGATGATGTCCAGTCCGATGACCAGGGTTCCGTACTGCTGTTTGAAGGATGAGACGCAGGTGACTGTCGATTCGAGCGTGCGCCCTGTGTAGCGTCCGCGCTCTCCCAGGCACGACTGGCAGGCTCCATATCCCGTGCTGTCCTCACCCGTGCCACGGCAGTTCGGACATGGATCGTACTCACGGTGGACGAGGGTGTCTCCCTCCTTGATGCGGAGATCGTTGCGGATGTCAAAGGGCTGCATCCCTGTACGAATGCGTTCGAAGATGTTCGGCCAAGTGTTGAGGGTGTGGGTGGTCATGGCTGCTGTGTAAAGTGCGCTCGCAGATGCTTCTCAGTCACTATGGCCGGGGAGTTTCGTCCGCCTTGATACTTCTCAATACGGAACACACTTTCTCCGTCAGAGGCGGTGAAACACTTCGTAACTTTCCACGGGAGATTGTGTCCTTTGAGTTTGGGAACCCAGTTTGATTTTAACTCGATCATATTCAGGTTTCATTTACGGTAGAATTTAACAACATCTCCCTCTGCTTTCAACGGCATTCCTTCAGCCCATGCAGGAAGTTTTGTCAAAAGTGCGACAAACTCCTCCAGGGTCTGACCTTTCTCGGGGTGGTAGGCAGACAGGGCTTCATCGTGGATAAGGGCGCAGATTTCGTAGCCTGCTTTCGAGGCGTTAAGAGCGCCCTCTGCCATGAAGTCGAAGGCGATGCCCTGGACACAGTTCTCAACGAGAATCCCGCCGTGAGTGAGCACTCGGCCCCAGTGAACGGTTTTGGGCAACTGGCTGAAGATGGTTAGCCCATCCTTGACTCGCACATTGGGGTGCTTCTCTCTGGTCTGGAGGATCTGCTCGACAGTCGGGTTGAGAATCTTGAACCAGATCATCTCCTGAACATCTTCGCCGTTCTCGTCCTTGACCATCTTCTTCACACCCCAGATGAGCACCTGCTCGATCTTCGGATCAGGGTAGGCGATGCGACGACCGCTCGGCAGCACCATGAAGAGATAGTTCATCCCTGCCGTCCGAGTGCATACGAAGTGACACCGGACGCCGAAAGGTATTTTTACGTTCGGTGTGCGGACGGCCTGCACTGCGGCGGCTTCGGTCTCGTCCCACAGTTTGACGATGTTCGGGGACGCCTCGCGCCACGCCTTCACGATGGCTGGGAGTTCCTTCTTAGTGAGTCCTTGCTTGAGAGCACCCATCTTCTCCATAGCCCCTGGTCCGCCGCGATAGCCTAGGGCTAATTCTGCCACCTTACCTTTTAATCTTAAGGGTTGAACCTTACCATGCTCTTTCTTGTTTCTCTCAAA